AAGGTATGAATGACTTTCAAGTACTAGGCAGCGCGATCACTTACATAAGACGGTACAGCCTTTCCAGCATGCTAGGATTAGTTACAGATAAAGATGCAGACGCAGCAGGCGAACCACTAGCCCAAAAACTAGACATACCACGTTTAAACAACAGGCTAAACGCTTGCAATATTATGAGTGAACTACAAACTACTTACAAGGCGTTCACACCAGCAGAACAAGCCGCAACCGCTGCAACAAAAGACGCTATGAAATTAAAACTATCGTAATGCAAGGCGCAAAAGAAATGTTTTTGAGGATGCGTGAGGACGATTTTAACACCCTCACGCAGGGGCAACGTGAGATATTTACTTACGTTGAAGTAAGGGAAGCCAATGAATACGAGAATAACAAAAACGACCCTAATTATTTAAGTTTGCACAAGGCAAAGCGCAAGGCAACAAAAGAGGTTCAGGAGTATTTGTTTAATAAACGTCATAAGTAACGGGTTGCAGATAGGCGATGTGGCGGATTTGTAACACTAAACTTTCTGCAACCACTAAACTTTATTTTAAAAACTAAACTTAATATTAACCGAAAAGCCATCCATATTGCCTATGTGCTGTTATAGGTTGGGATTTTCACAAACTTAGATATAAATGGAATACTTTAAAGTAATTTTTGAATCACACGCTAAATTTGAACAAATGAAAGTTGTAAATGACCAGCAAAGCGTAAGTATGTTTTGTCAAGAGGATGATGGCGAAGGTGGTGGAAAAGAAATAATTATAAACTTGCCAACTCGTGAAGATTATAGTGCCGAAGAAGCTCAATTTTCAGTATCTAAAAAAGAAGCTGAATTAATGATTGGCGTTTTTAAGTTGCATTTCGGTCTTTAGCCTTACCTATAACTACTGTATATAAGAATAAACTTGCGTTTTTAACAAAACTTTAAAACTAAAAAATGATATTTGACACATCAAAAGACTTCGATAGGCAAACAGCGATTGCAAGGTTTGAAAAGTTAATGACTGCAAAGGCAAAGTTTGAACTAACGGAAAAGAAACCTATACGGTCAATACCTCAAAACAGTTATTTACATTTGATTATAAGCTGGTTTGCGCTGGAGTATGGAGAAACACTCCACTACGTAAAGCAAAACATTTTTAAAGCAATAGTAAACGCTGACCTGTTTATATACGAGCGAGTAAACACAAAGACAGGGATAACACGCAAAGACGTAAGGTCTACGGCATTATTAGATAGCACGCAAATGACACTAGCGATTGACAGGTTCAGAGCGTACAGCGTTAAGAATGGCATCTACTTACCAGAAGCGGGTGAGATTGAAAACCTCAACCACATACACACAGAAATTGAAAAGCAAAAAAGATATTTGTAGATAACATTTAGTATAAGAGTATGTAGCGGTGTCGTACCAGTGCGTTAAGGGTTTGGATATTACCTTAATTTAGACGAAGATTAAAGTTCAGCAACGAACACCGCTATTACTTTTATGATCGGATCTGTGAAACTCTAACAATTTAACGACATATTTGTATGTTTAAAAAATAAAAAGAATACGTGGGCGTTTATTACGTTAGGTAGTTATTCATAACGACTATAAATAAAGTTAATTCATACCATTTATAGTTGGTAATGTATAAAAGGTTTGTATATTTGTATCGAACATTAAAACAAACACGATGAAAACTCTTCAAGATTACACAAACAAAGTTAACGAGATGAACGCAAAATATAATAACCTTGCTACATTAGGTCAAACTTATGACAACAAACTATGTATTGAAATCTCCACAGTAGACAAGTGCAAGACTGTAGATCAAATGGGGATTGCTAAAGGCTATAAATTACAAAGCGGATTCTACAAATGTTAATCAAAACATGGGAAGAAAAATAGGTTGAGATAAAGCAGAAGTTCAACCTCTTGTGCGATGGTGCTGCAAGGTACTGGGAAAGACAAAAAATCAATACTTGCGATTTGTATTGTAATGAACAAATACTTTACTTTAATAATCTAAAGAAAAAATGAAAATTAAACAAGTACGCAAAAATCTAGGACTTACTAACGAGAAGATAAGCAAGATGTTTAACTACGCTAGTAAAAAGAGTTACCAAAATAGTTCTAAGCGACCAGTAATAGATGCAGCAATTATCACTATATTTGAACTCACTAAAAAAACTAACAATTAAAACAAAACACAATGAAAAAAACACTATTTATTTTTGCCCTGTTAATGGCAAGCTGCACACCAGAAGATAAACCCATCATTTGCGACTGTAAAGCCGTGGTAACGATTGACAACGTGCCTAACGGTGAATCTTACTATTATGGTAATGATTGTAATGATAACGGAAAAGTGTTGTTAGATGTCCTAGATACAGGTTTTAGAGTTAAAAGAACGGTGTTATGCAAGTAGTAAAAATATCAGAGGTTAAAACAAACCCGAACAATCCCAGAACTATTAAAGACGACAAATTTGCTAAGTTGGTTAAGTCTATTAAAGAGTTTCCAGAAATGCTTAACTTACGCCCTATCGTTGTAAACGACGATATGATTGTTTTGGGTGGCAATATGCGTTTAAAGGCTTGTAAAGAAGCTGGATTAAAAGAAGTGCCTATTATTAAAGCAAGCAACCTTACAGAGCAACAACAAAAGGAATTTATCATAAAAGATAACGTTGGTTTTGGGGATTGGGATTGGGATATTTTAGCTAACGAATGGGAGTCTGATGAATTGGCAGAATGGGGCTTAGATGTTTGGCAACAGCCAGTAGAAGTTGACTACTCTTTACTTGATGATAACGATGATTTGGACAACCAACTTGACGAAATGACAAACGGAGTTAAGAAAGCTATTCAAATTGAATTTGAACCAGACCATTACGAAGAAGCTTACGCACTTGTAAAGTTTTGGCGCGAACAAGACGCTTATGTAGGTAAAATGATATTGGACTTTTTAAAAGCCGAAAAGAATAAATTATGATAGTTTGTATCCCGACAAAAGGCAGACCAACAACAAAAACATACAAACTATTTGAAGATGTAGGGATAAAAGTGTTTCATTTTATTGAGCCACAAGAGTTAGAATTATACAACGTTCCAAACAAAGTTAGTATTGAAAAAAATAACGGTGGTATTGGATATGTTAGAAACTTTGTTTTAAATTGGGCGAAAGAAAACAAAGAAGAATGGATTATAGTTTGCGACGACGATGTTACTTCTTTTGGAATTTACAACGGAAAAACAGTTAAAAAAGACGCTTCTATTTGGATTGATATTTATAATAAAGTTAAGGCTTTACCATTTGAATTAGTTGGTATAAATTACACACAGCACGCATGGCACGAAAAAACAAAATATTCTATAAATAAAAAGTTTGCTGAAGTTTGTGTTTTAATGAATGTTTCAAAAATTAGATGGAATTATAGACCAGAGTTCAACCTAAAAGAAGATAGAGATTTTGCTTTACAAACAATACAAAAAGGTAACGGGATTTTAAGGTTTAATCATTATTGGTTTTCTTGTCCAGATGTTGGAAGTAACAAAGGTGGTTTGCAAGATGAATACAAATTAAAAAAAGACGAAGCAAGTGCAAAAAAAATGTGCCAAGAATGGCGACCATTTGTAACCTTAAAACGCAAAGGCGAAAGGTTAGATATGAAAACAGATATAAAAGCATTAGCAAACCACTATAAAAGACAAGTAAAATGAAAAGAGTTGATTTAATAAAAGTAGAGCACAATACAAAGATAGGGCAAGAATGTCCGTACATTGAGCCAAACATTTTAGAGGATTGTATATTTTATGAAGATGGAATTGCAGTTGGATTTTATATTAAACAGATGCCAGAAAAAATGTGCAAACTTGCTGATTTGGCGGACAATTTATTGCATTCAAAAGATGTTCCAAAATCATCAATGGACAGAAAGCCAACTGATGGATTTGATGAAGTAAAAGGAATTTATAAATATAAAAATGTAATTAAGCAATGGTCCACAATACTGGGAAGTATACCACCAAAGCCACATATGAGAAGGCCATACGCAACTATATCAAGCGTTCATTCAGTTAAGTCTGCCCAGACATTCATTAAGGCGATGATGCTTTTGGCAAAAGAAAGTGAAGCATTAATAAAGGAAATACTGCCAGAGCAATACGAAGCACAAAAGAAACTATTTGAACAAGTTGACGATAAATGGCAGTTTGGAAACCTTTGGACAAGTTCAATTTCCAATTACAATATTTCCGCACCGTTTCATCGTGATACTGGTAATATAGTTGGAGCGGTTAATGTTATTATAACAAAAAGATTAAACGCAAAAGGGGGTAATTTACACGTTCCAGATTATAATGCAACAATGGACAGCGCAAACAACTCGATACTGGTTTACCCAGCGTGGAAAAATATACACGGAGTAACCCCTATTATACCAACGCACGAAGGTGGCTACAGAAACTCGCTAATATTTTATCCGTTAAAAGCATTTGTAAACTTAAAATAACAACATTATGAAAACATTATACGAGGTTAATTTTAACGGTAACAGCAAATCAATTGAAAGAGTATTTGCGAAAGATGAAGCAGAAGCTAAAAGAAATATTTATAAAATTTACGATAAAAAAGTATATTTGATAACTAAAATTTATGAACCGTAACAGTTGAATAACAGTTAAAAATGGCAAATAGCGAAAACTTAAAAAAAAGAGTGCCGTTCAAAAAAAACGACCCTAGAATAAACCGAAAAGGCGCACCCAAAACAAAACTTCTTAAAGAGGTTTTAACGGCTGAATTACAGACCGAAAGTGGAGGTATAGACAAACTTACCGCAATCATAAATAAGCTTACTACAATGGCAGTAAAGGGCGATATGAACGCTATCAAAGAAGTACTTGATAGGTACGCTGGTAAGTCGGTGCAGCATAATATAAACGAAGAACTTACAGCCGTCGAACCGATAACGTTTAAAATTATATAAATGGAGTTAAAAGTTTTGAAAAATCAAGCAGCTTTTGTAAACAGTAACGCCACCCACACGGGGCTAATTGGCGGTTATGGTTCTGGCAAATCTTTTGCAGGTGTTTTAAAAACTACTTTAATGAAATTGAAATATCCAGCGATTCCAGTAGCTTACTATTTACCAACGTACGGACTTATAGAAGACGTAGCAATACCTAAATTTGCGGAACTTCTTACAAATATGAACATACCGTACGTTCTAAACCAATCAAAACATTTTTTTAACACTAAATACGGTAAGATAATTTTAAGGTCTATGTCGAACCCAGAGCGCATTGTAGGCTATGAGGTTGGTTATTCTCTTATAGATGAAACAGATATACTTTCTAAAGATGCGATGAGTGATGTATTCGTAAAGATTATCGCAAGAAACCGCTGCCAGTTGCCCAATGGGGATAAAAATAAAACAGATGTAGTAGGTACACCAGAAGGTTTTAAGTGGGCCTATGAGTTTTTCGTAACCAAAACAAAGGCAAACCGCAAAATGATAAAGGGCAAAACATTAGATAACCCCTTTATTCCAGAAGAATATATTGAAACCCTTTCAGACATTTATACACCTCAACAACTAGAAGCATACCTAAATGGCGAGTTTGTCAACTTAACAAGCGGTAACGTTTACCACCACTTTGACAGGATTGAAAACAATTCTATTCGAGAGATACAAGCAAATGATGTGCTGCATATCGGAATGGATTTTAACATCACTAAAATGAACGCAGTGGTCCACGTAATTGACGGCAACATTAAGACCGCGGTTGCTGAAATCGTAAACGCCTATGATACTTTTGAAATGGTTTCTTTGATTCAGTCAAAATACGCGGGCCATTCAATAGTAATTTACCCAGATGCAAGTGGCGACAATAGAAAGTCAAGCGGTAAAAGCGATATAATAGTACTACGAGATGCAGGGTTTAATATAAGAAAACCAAACAAAAATCCATTTGTAAAGGACCGAGTAAACGCCGTTAACGCTGCTTTTAAGAACGCAAAAGGCGAGCGCGTATATTTTATCAATACAAATAACTGCCCTGTGTATACAGAAGCCACAGAGCGACAAACATATAAGAATGGAGAACCCGACAAAACCACAGGCTTTGACCACATAACAGAAGCCGCTGGATATTTTATTAATATACAACGTAAAACACCTATGCCACTATGACACAAAAAGAAACCACACGAATGCACTTGCGCAGATTTTTACCTTATTTAAAAAAAGAATATAGGAAGCTAGAAAAAAAAGAGTTAAGAAAAAAAGAAACGTTAAAAGAACTATTCGGCAATGATGAAACAGACATTAAAAAGCTTAAAGTTATTTTTGATTATCAAAATCTTGTTTAAAATTGACGTTACTTTTAAAAATGCGGGTCGTTTTATAGACTTAGAAACGTTTATTAAAGATGAAGATGATGACGCATTTATTAAAGCGACTGTAAAGGCTAGGCTTTGGTTTTTAAAGATACCAGAGTTTGTGAAGCGTTTTGCGGTCGCTTTGTATATGCAAGAAGCCGAAGAAGTAAAAGCCAATTTCCCGTGGATATACAACCCTCCGCAGTTCGCTAACACTGGGGAAACAACGCAAGGAAGTATAGAAAGGCAAAACTTTTCTTTGACTTACGGAGGTTATACTGAAATGGTATATCTTTGCTCTACCTTTGAAGGCGTAAGTCCGAAAGTTATTTTTCACTACGAAACAAAATATTTTCTGTTTTGGAGTGAATATTTATTAAGAAAAAGAACCGTTGAAAATTTAAAATAAAATGAACGAATTATACTTATTAACAGATTTTTTAATCAATAAATTTTCGGAAAACGATTTAGTTAATACGGTTACTTTGGTAGAAACAAAGCATATTGACAACAACAAAGAAAACATATACAGCCTTGTTAATATAGACTATTTAGAAAGCGATACTTTACAAGATGCAATAGTTGCTACTTTTTTAATTACAGTGGTGCAGCAGCGAGATATACGCCCTAAAAAGACAGACAGCAAGTTAAGACTAGATACAAATTTAGTTGATAACCTAGGGGAAACGCTTTCAATCATTACAAGGTTTTTAAACCAGATGCGAAGTAATAATTTTTCGAATAATATAGAGTTGTTTTCAAACACGCAAGCGAGTAAGCTTGAGAATTTTAACAAAAACGCTCTAGACGGACACCAGATTACGATTGAATTAGCAATGGCAAATATGGGCAGCGGGTGTTAGATGATGCAGGCATAAGGGCAGTTGCTCAAAACATAATAGACCAATCAAAGTCCAGCGCGAGAGTTGATACAGGGGCTTTAAAGCGTTCCATATCGTTTACGTATGTACGTGAGCAGGTTATTTTTAGAATGCTTTATTATGGGCAATTTGGCAAGAATGCAAAGTTAGAACAAAACGCAAGGCGGTTAATGCCGTCTGGTGTAAAGTGGAAAATAATTTATACTGAATTTGGCGGTGCAACCTATGAAGTTGGTAAAACTCAAACAGGTAGAAATTCAACCAGAAAAATAATTGATTCAATAACAAGAAGTAGTACAACGGCGGTAACTGCATTATTAGATAGAATACGTGGCAAAAAGAAGAACTAGAAAACAGATAGAAGCCGACAAAATAATAAAGGCAAAGTTAAACGAATTGGGTGAAAAGGTGTATCAACAAGCTAGAAGCAACTCAAGAGTTGATACAGGGCGTTTAAGAGATTCTGTTAACTATATGGTAAAGCCAGATACAACGTTAACAGTTGCGCAGGTTTTCTATGGCAAGTTTCAAGAGCCTAACGAGTTGGAAGTAGCAATAAATGCAAATGTAGATGAAACAATAAATTTAGTAGTCAAAGAAATAGTAGATCAAATAACAGGAAATTATGACAGTTAGTAAAATTAATATCAACCATACGGCAAACATACTTTATATCCAAAAGTATGTGATTTCTTATATAGACACAAACACCAACATCACAAACAATATAAGCGTAACAAATGAAAGCGGCGGTCCGCTAACACCTAGTGGATGGGTTAACTATTTTATAGTAAACGCCTTTTACCCTACTAACCTGTTTATAGCGCAACTAACAGGTAGCTCTTCGTTTAGTTTTCAAAGCTTAGAATCAAACATCGTTTTAACAGGTTACAAAGGTTATACTGCACCTGTTTTCGGTAATGTAACAGAAATAACAAGCGGGTTTACTTTTTCGATTGTTAACGTTAGCGTGCCAGATATTAACCCAGAAGCCGTTGCCTTACCAGTTGACGCGCGCACAGCGATTGATGGCGAAAGCAAAATAAAACTTATTAACAGCCCCTTATTTATTCGTGAAAACGCAACCGAACAAACAAAGTCTGTAACCGTTAATATATACATTTGGGATGGCGAACAAGACAGAACCATTAACCAGCCAACGGTAATATTAAAAAAGGACAAAGTAAGTAAATCAGACAACTACATATCGCTGGAAATTTCCGATATTGTAAGACCTTTTATAAAACCGCGCTTTGCTTATAATAGAGCCGCTGCGCCAGCGATTACAAATCAAGGTGTTTTTCTGCAGGCACAAATAATTAACATTAATTTTGATGCAAGCCAAACAACGCGATATACGAACACATTTTTTTGTACCCTAGGTTACAGATGGAACTACGAACAAAACCTCATAGAAGATAACGGAGTGCAGAATTACGGTGCGAGTGGCTTTGTTATTCCTGTTGAAAAATGGTTTAATCCAAAGATAAGCAACTATTTTAATCAGACTTTTAATTTTACTAGAACGGTTGAACAAGGCAGCACTAAAAATATGGTTAATTACATTGCCGTAACCCCTACAAAATTACGATGCACGTTGGACCCTTGTTTAATAGTGTTCATAAATAAGCTAGGGTTATGGGAATCGTTTACACCGCACGGTAAGAAAACAGCGAGCGTAAAAGTAAACCGCACGGTAAGCAATATATCACATCGGGACCCGTCGCAAGTTGATAACACTTATAAACATTCTAAGCAAATAACGGCTATTGATGCCGAGCAATCTTATTTAATTAATACGGGTGCATTAGATGAAAACATGACTTCAATAGTTGAAGAGTTAATATACAGCCCTGTTGTTTATTTGATTAATTTTAAAGGCGATTTAGAAACAGTTACTACGGTCGGTATAACGATTGATAACGCTGTTTTAAGCATAGATAATAACGACATAACAATAGATAGTCAAACCATAACAGAAAATGCTCTAGGGTACTTTAAAACGCACCAGCAAATACCAGTAGTGATCATGGATGAAGATTTCACACGCAAAACTAGACTAAATGACAAAATAGCGATTGACTACAACTTAAAACTGGAAGAAACAAACAACAAAATAAACAATATACGATGATAACAGAAGTATATGTATCGATTGACGGATTGAATTATAACAAATTAGACCTCATAAAAGATGAATCAATCCCGATGCGATATACTTTTGTTGATACTAAGGACATTTCCAAGGTGTTTTCGCCTTATTCTTTAGGCTTTACTTTTGATGCAACACCTAATAACTTGTTTGCGCTGGGTTATTTTGGCAATACGGACGTAATAAAGCCCTCGGACCTGCGCAAAGTTAGCGCAAAGGTTTACGTTGGTAGCCTTTTAAACCAAACAGGGCTTTTAAAACTTGAAAAAATAGCCTATAAAATGGGAAAGCCGTCAGTTATTACTGCAAGTTTCTCAACTAGCTTAACAAATCTAAAAGACAAAATAGGTGATGACACAATAGATTCACTAGGCACTCTAGTCGTGGACTGGAACCCAGCAACTGTCAAGGCATTATTAACAGGTGTGGAATCATCAAACGTGCAAGGAACGCCTATAAAGTACTTTGTGCCTTTAGCGTCTACAAATAGAGTAGTACAATACAATCAGGACGGTTTAGGTCAAGACAATGTATATTTTGATGCGGCAAACTTACCTACTTCAAATAAGGTTTTAAAGGCTAATGAATTACGACCAGCAATAACGTTTTCTACAATAGTTGAATTAATCAAAGAAAAGTACGACCTGCAAGTAGTTACGCCGTTGGAAAACAGAACGGAATATACCGAAGCATTTGTTTGGTGTATGGGTAAAAACTTTGGAAGTAAAATACAAAGCAAATTTATCATAACTCAAAATCTTAGTGTTTCTACAGGCGGCTACACGATAAATTTTAACCAATCATTAGATACGATTAAAATAAAATTAAATGGTTCAGTTAATAATAATCGAATACTTCAAAGAATTACTTTTGAAGGTTTGAACTATTTGAGCGCATCAACTACGGATTGCACAATCAGCATATTTAGAACAGGGCAAGATTTTCCAATAAAAACAGAAGTATTTAATTTTAGTCAGAATAATGAAATAGCTGAGATTTCTATTGAAACATTATTTTTTGATGCAAGTTTAGAACTTGAATATTTTATTACTTTAGAATTTACAAATGCTGTAAGTTGGGTTAATTCAATTTTATTAACTTTAATACCTTTGCCAGTATTTAATACTTTTTTAACTTCAAATAACAATAATTTTGCGTTAATGGGTGGGTCCAAAATAGACCTTATAAAATCACTGCCACAAATAAAAGTAATTGACTTTTTAAGTTCGTTTTTAAAGTCGTTTAATATTGCAATACTAGATGTAAATCCAGATGATGATAGTCTGTTTTTCTTTACGCCGCAAGATATTTTAGAGAATAAAAAAGAGGTTACTTACGTAGCGGACATTTCAAACGTGGAAAAATCCACACAAGACGATTTCAATTACTACATATTTAAACACGCTGAAAGCAAATTTAAAAGCAATGTCGATTATAAAACAGGTGCGGGTTTAGATTATGGCCTTACAGCGTTTCCAGAAATAAAACCAGCAAACGCAAAAGAATTCAAAGTAGAAACTAATTTCACGATCATTCCACCTGTAAGCATTGCAAGAACAAACGCGACAACAATTTATGGTTTTGAATCAGGGCAGCCCGAAATAATAGACACAGGCGAAGCAAGGTACACTGCAAACTTTGGCGAGTTGGTTGTTTTCTACTCGCACGGTAACAAGCCGTTAAACGCTTTATTTGGCGTTCAGAGTTCATTGCAAAGTGGGGTGCTGCAAACGCAAAGCATATCTACATATATTCAAGTATTGCCATACACAACGGATAACAAAAGTTTTGCATTTTCTATTTTAGTAAATAATAACATAGCATATCGGGATAATTTATTTAGCAGATATTACAGCGATATAATCAAAAGGTACATAGACCAGAATGTAATGAAACAAGATTTTACCCTAGAATTAAACGAAAACGAGGTGCGAGATTTTAGGCTAGAAAATGATGTTATAATAGGTGAAAATAAATTTACTATAGTAGATTCCACTATAGATATAGCCACAGGCAAAACAAAACTAACCCTACTTAATTACTAAAATGGAAGATAAAGAACAAAAAATAAAAATCCAGTTTGACACCAACGCAAACAAGACCGCTGAAGAAGTACGCAAGTTAGAATTGGCGACCATTAAAGTAGAAGAAGCCGAGATTAAACTAAAAAAGGCTAACGAAGCATTAGCAAATTCAACAGGCAAATCAGTTGAAGAAATAAGAAATTTACAGATAGCGCAAAAAAAGGCTGCTATTGCCACAGAAGATGCAAAGGCAAGCGTTACAAAGTTAAGCGACACGCAAGAAAAGGCAGGAAAGTCTAGCAAAAGCTTAGGCAAAAACATTGAAGGATTAAACAGTCCTATCACAAGCGCTATAAGTGGCTTTAAAGCGTTGGTTATTCAAATGTTTGCAATAGTAGCCAATCCAATTGGGGCGGTATTAGCGGTTATAGTTGGTGCAGTGGCGTTACTCGGCAAGGCTTTTTTGTCAACAGAAGCAGGGGGTGATAAATTACAAAAAGGGCTTGCGGTAATTCGTGGTATTTTTAGCGGGCTGTTAAAAGTTATTGAGCCGATTGCCAGCTTTTTAGTTGATAGGCTAATTAAAAACTTTGAACTAGCTGGTCAAGCCATATTGGCAACAAGTGCTATAATCCAAAAAGGATTAAAATTTATAGGATTAGATGCTGCGGCGGCTGGATTAAAGAAATTAGAAGACGGAGTAAATAACAACATTAAAGCAAGCAAAAAGCTAGCAGACGCAGAAGCTGACTTAGGAACTGCAAGGAGAAACGCACAGCAAACGCAGTTGGACTTTCAAAATAAAGCGGAAAAGATACGGCAAAAAAGAGATAATGACAGTAATTTGTCGATAGCGGAAAGGTCCAAATTAAACAAAGAACTAGCATCGGTTTTAAAGCAACAATCTTTAGAAGAATTAAAAATAGCTAATTTAGGAAAAACAGTTTCTGATTTAAGAATATCGCAAGAAGGAAAAAGCAGAGATAACTTAGACGAAAGAGCCGAAGCACTTTTAAAGATTTCAGATATTAACGAACGTATATCTGGTCAAGAATCCGAACAACTAGCAAACGCGAACAGCCTAAGAAACGAGCAAAAATCACTAGATAAAGAAGCGGCTGCAAAAAGAAAAGCGGATAGTGATAAAAGGGATGCAGACGCAAAGGTTATTGAAGATGCAAGGATTGCGTTAATTAAAGAGGGAACAGACAAAGAAACTGCTTTGCGTTTAGCAAACGAGGACTTATTAGATAAAACCGAAGAAGAAAAACTAGCAAGGCTAAAAAGTAGGGCAGCCGAAGAGGTTAAAGCACTAATTGCCAAAAATATAGACGTTGAAAAGATAACTATTTTAAACGCTGAAAAGTTTGCTGCTTTAGAAAAAGAATTGGAAGCTAAAAGAGTTGAAGAAAATAAAGAAAAAGATAAGGTAAAATTTGAAAAAGAAGTTGAAGAAAAAGCAAAAGAAGCTGCAAACGAAAAAATAGACTTTGAAAACAGACTTATAATTTTAGCAGAAAGAGATGCTTTAATTTTAGCAAACACTAAATTAACAGAAGAAGAAAGAAACAGACTATTAAAAGAAAATGTCGATGTAAGGGCAAATATTGAAAAAGCCGAGCAGGATTTTAAAGAGCAGGAATTACAAACAAATTTAGGTAATTTACAGAATATACTTTCGCTGGGTGGTAAGAAAATGCAAAAAGTAGCAAAGGCTTTAGCGATTGCAGATGTTGTTAGAACGTCTGCGAAATCGGTATCACAAAATATTTCAAGTATTAATGCTGCAAATGCTGCGGCTATTTTAGCATCACCTCTTACAGGTGGCATGCCATTTGTAGCTAATAACACAATTAAAGGAGCATTACAAATTGGATCAACTATTGCTAGTGCGGCAAAAGCAGTTCAAAGCATTACTTCTGGTGGTAAGTCCGCACCAAGTGGCGGGGTGGCAAGCGGTGGCGGAAGTGGTGGCGGTGGCTCGGCTGCAAGTTCAACCCCGCAAGTAGACTTTCAGGCAAGCCGAGAAAACCAGATAGGTAACACAGTAGCAAGTAACCTAAACACGCAAAGACCAATACAGGCGTTTGTGGTAAGTAAAGATATTACAGACCAGCAGCAGTTGGATAACAATAGGATTAACTCAAATTCAATATAATGCAAAAAGAAAATAGATTAGTTGCCTACCCTAAAATGTGGATTGTCTTAAAATTAAGACTTCAAGCAAAAAGGCAGGAATGTTCAATAAGCGAAATAATAAGCGAAGCGTTGTTTCAGTACTTCAATAAAAAATAGTTTTTTGTGTGCCACTTTTTAAAATAAATAAACCGATAATACAATCTTTGCACTTATGAAAGTTTACAAAGCCAAATTAAAAGCTGGAACAGACGTTAACTGTTTCTCAATCGTTTTGGGTGCAGCCGTTGAAACTAAACTTTCAAAATTTGCTGACGAGGTTTTAACACCAGTGTTCTTTGCCAACCAAGAAAAAAGAATTATTTACTCGGTTGCAATGCGACCTAATAAGCAAATATTTCGTAAAGATATAAACGGCGAACCAGGCTACATTACTTTTGACGAAGAAGAAGTTGAAAAGATGCAGCAGTCTTATTTTAAAAGCAATAACCAAGGGCTTGCAAAAATGAGTTTAAACCACTCGGATGAAGAAATTACAGGTGTTTACCCGATTGAAAGCTGGATAGTATTAAACCCAGAGCAGGACAAAAGCAAGACGCTTTTGATGGAAGATGTGCAGGCAGGCGATTTGATATTAGGCTTTAAAATTGAAAATGACGATGTGTGGCAAAACTTTGTTAAAACAGGCGAAGTTGACGGAATCAGTTTAGAAGCATTTTTAGATTATGAATTAATTAACCCAGATATAAATATGAATACAAAAGACAAAAAAGAAAACTTTTTTAATCACATGATGAGTTTCTTCGCATTAGACGGAGAAATTAAAGAAGAAATGGAAGATGAAATCAAAGAAGAAATGGAAGACGAAATTCTGTTAGAAGAAGATGGTCCAACAGTTGAAGCGATGATTGAACTGCAAGCGAAGCACGATGCTTTATTGCTAGAGAATGAGGACCTCAAAGAAAAGCTAGCAAGTATGGAAGCTAAAGAAGTTGAAGATTCCGCGGACTTAGAAACTATGAAATCCCAAAAGGCAAAAGCCGAAAAGGATTTAGCAATTTTCAAAGCTGAAAAACTAGCAATTCAAAATTTGCCAAAGCAAAAAGAGTTTGCAAAAATGTCTGCACTAGAGAAGTACAGAGAATCAAAAAAAAACCAATAAAAAATTAATATACTATGGCAATAACTTATAGCCCAATCGCAATCAGAGGTGAAGCAGTTTCACCTATTATACAGGAAATATTTTTCCTTAACAAAACAGTCGAGAAAGGACTTGTAAACTTCGCAGATGATGTTAAGGCGTCTACAATTATAACAGAAACCTCTGTTAACGTTGTCGGTCAAGCATACACTGGAGAAAGGCTAAATTCCGCAGGTGGACCACTTTTAAAGGACCGCGTAGCCAATCCTAAGAAGATTGAATACAAGTACACTTTTAAAATGGAAGCTTTAAGACAATCACGTTTTAATCGTGATATGGCACAAGGCGCGTTAAATATTGATAGTTCAGAGTTCAATACGCAAGTACTACAACTTACAGCGCCCAAGACATCACAGGACGCACAACTTAAATTTTGGGCGGGCTTTTCAGCAGCTACAAAGACAGCAGTTGCAGCATTAACCGCAGGTGCAGGTCAAGGCTCTATAACCGCAGCCGCTAAGTCCGCTGTTGCCGCTTACGATGCTGATGCAGCAGGTGTAGACGGTGTACTTTCGAGAGTGCTATTTGATGAAACCGCTTTAGGTGAATATCGCAAAGTAACAGGAACAACTGTAACGGCTGCAAACATAGCAGCTGAATATGCTAAGATATTCGCAGCAGTTAAGCCAGAAAGCTTTGAAGCCGCTGAATTGCCAGTAATGTACGCACCATACGCACACAGACAACTAATTTTGATTGCTAACAATGCAGTAGGTGCATCACAGCAAATTAACTTTTTAGTTACAGGATCAGGCGCAGGTGAGGTAATATCTTACAACGGCGTTGTGATTGAGTTCGTGCCAATACCAGTTGGCTTTGTGTACGTAAACAGACCGAGCGTTATTTTCTTTTCAACTGATTCAACCGCTGACGTGGCTTCTTTTGAAACTGGAAAAGTAGACAACGATAGCGATGTGATGTTTGTAAGAACAATATACACACTAGACGCGACAGTAATGTCACAAGCTGACGGTGTGCTTTACGGTGGATAAATAAATAATAGGGCGTTGAAAATACGCCCTTTTTAAAACTTATAAAATATGTGTGTAACATTAGGTGGAAGCAGAAAATTAGCTTGTATATCAGGCGAAGCAGGAATACTAGCCGTATCGGTAGGAGTATATGATTCTGCAAACAGACTAGAAGCAACGGTAACAGGGGTTACTGAAATAGCAACGGCTTTCGGTTCAACAACTTTAGCAAGATTTGCTGTAAAATCTACAACTGCAAACTACGTAGAAAACGGCATAAGCGGTGGGGATAACAGAAGCAAGGGAGTTACTGGTAATTTGCCGATTATATTAAACGTACCAAAAGGCGATCTACTTAAAACGGTTTCAGATGTTAAGCATTTGCTAAACGGCGAAGTTGTTTTATTCATAGAGCGGAAGGACGGAACGGTTACGGTTGCTGGCTCACAGAACGGAGCTATGGCAATAACTATTGACGACCAAACAGGCGGGACCATCGGAGATTTAAACGGATTTACCGTTACTTTTCAGACCATGGAACCTGACTTTTCAAGGGAGTACTTGTTGACCTCGGCAGCGTTAACAGAATATGCAGCAGCAATTAAGGCGGTAGTATAATTCTGAAATACTAAACAAAAAGCCGTGCATCCGTACGGCTTTTTTTATACCAAAAAAATGAAAGTACTTTTTTTAAACACGCCGTTAATTTTTTCATTAATTCCTAGAATTTACCCAACCGAAAACGATAATTTAGTTTTAAATTTACGCAAAGAAACAGGCAGCACAATTTTGAACCCTGCCTTTACTTTTACAGTGGGTCAAAAATTAGAGATTACAATAACAACGCAACCCGTTCAATTTAAAACTTTAGATAAATTTGAGTTTGAATTAAAAAGGGGTGAAGATATTTTATATTTAGGAAAAATACAGATTTTAAAAGAGGGTACAAGCGTACAAAATTTTAACTATGCCGAACAAAATGAAAGATTCACGTACAAATAAAGGACTGCAAACTTTTACGTTTGAAAATAAAGTTGAAAAATTTAGCGTTTACCAGCCTATTGACATCAAGCCAAGGGTAGGAATAGACTACATTTTAAACAGCAAAAACAATACAAATAACGCAAATTATATTACTTATAAAGACGCGTACGAAGATAGCCCAACAAACAGCTCTATACTTAACGACATACGCACTTACATGTACGGAGAAGGATTAATTGACGAGGGCGTAGGAAATGTAAACCTAAAGCAATATATGTCACCAGAGGACGTATTATTGACTTGTAAAGACGATGGTATTTATGGCGGGTTTTCTGTACAGGTTATTTGGGATGAGCAAACAAAAACACCTT